ACAGACTCAGATGGAGTTTCAACAGAGCCAGACTTCAGCGCTGCAAGCACAGGCTGCTGAATCTCAAGCTAGAGCAGCTAAGTACGCTGTGGAAACACAGTTGCTACCAGAAGAGCTACAGATTGAGAAACTGGAAGCAATCACAAGAAATCTCAAGGAAGGAGATCAAGAAGACAAGGAGTTTGATCGCCGCCTGAAGGTAGCAGACGCCCTACTGAAAGAGAGACAGATAGAAGGAAAACGTCCTAATGCTAATGACACAAACAGAAATGAACCAGTTCCTAACGCAAATCAACCAAGCGTTCCAAGACCAGTTCAACAAATTGGAAGCCCTAGAAGCCAAGGTGGTGGCCCTAGAGGACCAAATGTCGGACCTGCGCCAGAAGGAGGACTCTAACAGTGCCAAAGGAAAAAGACCCAAGACTAGCAAGAGTAGGAGTGTCGGGGTACAACAAGCCAAAGAGGACGCCTAGTCACCCCACTAAGTCACACGTAGTTGTGGCTAAATGTGACGACGGTAAAGTTAAAACTATCCGGTTTGGACAACAAGGAGTATCAGGTGCTGGCAAGAGTCCTAAGACTGATAAGGAGAAAGCGAGGCGTAAGTCCTTTAAGGCTCGTCACGCTAAAAACATAGCCAAAGGCAAATGTTCTGCGGCTTATTGGGCAAACAAGGTGAAATGGTAAGATGGCTAAAGGTGTAAAACACTACAAAAAAGACGGAACTCTGCACACTGGAGAAACCCATAAGATGCCTGACGGATCACTGCACTCAGGCAAAACCCATAGTAAATCCTCAGTGCCGTTGTTTCACATGGAGGATTTACCCAAGACTGCAAAGGAGAAGGCAATGAAGATGTACGGAAAACCTGCTGCAAAGCCCAAGAAAAAGGCTAAAGCAAAGCCTAAGAAAAAGCCAATGAAGAAGGGCTACTAAGATGCCTAGAGGACTATACGCCAATATTCACGCTAAACGTAAGCGTATTAAGGCTGGATCAGGTGAAACTATGCGTAAACCGGGATCAAAAGGCGCTCCTAAGGCTTCTGCCTTTAAGAAAGCTCAGAAAACTGCCAAGAAACGGTAAAATTTACATAAAATAATACTTGACTTTTAGTCAAAAGTATGGTATAATATAGGTGTACTTAGGTACACTTAATACAACAGAGACAACCCAAGAGGCCTCAAGATGGATCAAGAAACACAGCAGTACTACGACGCATACTTTAGTCTTTTTATTACTGATGGCTGGAAGCAACTTGTGCAAGACTTTGGTAACAATGCTTTACAGATTAACAGTATAGAAGCAGCTAAAGATGCTAACGATATGTTCTTTCGTAAGGGACAACTAAACATATTAGCCCACTTAATCAACATGGAAACTATCGTTACAACTAATTACGAAGAGGCATCTAAGCCTCCAGAAGAAGATGATTAAAGTATTTGATTTTCGTTGTACTAACGGACATACCTTTGAAGAATTTGTAGAATCAGGTACTACATCCAGTAGGTGCGGGTGTGGTGCTAATGCTACAAAGATTGTATCAGCAACTCAACACATACTCGACGGTTCCTCTGGGGATTTCCCCGGTAGGCACATGAAGTGGGTACGTGAACATGAAAAGGCTGGGCAAACCACGCGGGAAACCTCATAGGCCAACTCCCATTTAATCCTCCATAACCTAATAATAATAATAGGCGGGGTAAGTTTAGAATGTCACGAGCAACACTACTTGATGAGCGTAAGGAAGAAGAATTAGAAGCAACAGACCAACTCGACACACAAGATACTGTAGAGACTCCTGAAGAGGAACAACCTCAGCAGCCAGAAGTTCCAGAAAAGTACCAAGGTAAATCTGTTGAAGACCTCGTACAGATGCACCAAGAACTTGAGAAGTTTTCAGGTAAACAGAGTACGGAAGTTGGCGAGTTACGTAAAGTTGTTGATGATTACATCCAAACACAACTCTCAACCCAACAAGCACCTCAACAACAGCAACAACAAGATGATAACGATGACGATGTAGATTTCTTTGTCGATCCTAAGACCGCTGTTAGTAGAGCTATAGACAACCACCCTAAGATCAAAGAAGCACAGGCTTACACACAACAGTACAAACAACAGGCTACTCTTGCACAACTCAAGTCCTCTCATCCTGAGATGGAACAGATACTGCAAGACCCCAAGTTTGCTGAGTGGATCAAAGGGTCAAAAGTCCGAACACAGTTGTTTGTTCAGGCAGACCAACAGTACGATTACGATTCTGCACACGAACTATTTAGCCTTTGGAAAGAAAGGAACCAAGTAGTTCAACAGACTGCACAAGCAGAACGAGCAGCACGTAAGAGTTCAGTTAAGACTGCATCAACAGGCAACGCTCGCGGAACAGCAGAAGGATCTCGTCGTAAAGTTTATCGTCGTGCTGACATTATTAAACTTATGAGAACCGACCCAGAGCGCTATCAGTCCATGTCGGACGAACTACTCAAAGCGTATTCAGAGGGTCGGGTCCGATAGCCTAAAGGAGAATTACAATGGCTGGTGAAACCTCTGGTGCCTATTTTACAGCTAATGCTGTAGTAGACAAAACCGCTGCTGGGACTTTTATCCCAGAAATCTGGAGCGATGAAGTAATCGCTGCTTACCAAAAGAACCTGAAGATGGCTCCTCTTGTCAAGCGTCTCGCTATGTCTGGCAAGAAGGGTGACGTTATTCACATCCCTAAGCCCATCCGTGGTGCTGCATCTGCTAAGGCAGAAGCTGTAGCAGTTACGATTCAAGCTAACCTAGAAACTGAGTTGCAAGTAACTGTTGACCGTCACTTTGAGTACTCACGTTTGATTGAGGACATCGTAGAAGTACAGGCTCTGTCTTCTCTGCGACAGTTCTACACCGAAGACGCTGGCTACCAGCTTGCTCTGAAGGTAGACACTGACCTCATCAATGCTGCTACTGGCTTTGGTAACGGTACTCGTACTCAGACTCCTGCTGCTACTGGTGCTAACTGGGTTAACACTAACAGCTACTACTTTAACGCTGCTACTGGTATTTCTACCTATGCAGTGGATACTGTAGCTACTGGCGACAATTTTACGGATCTTGGATTCCGCGAAGCTATCAAGCTGATGGACGACGCTGACGTACCTATGGATGGACGAGTTCTCGTTATTCCTCCTGCGTCACGTAAGTCAATCATGGGCATTGATCGCTACGTGTCTTCTGATTTCGTAGGTGGTCGCGGTGTTGAGTCAGGCCTCATCGGTAACTTGTACGGTGTTGACGTATACGTTTCTAGCAACTGTCCCGTAATTGAGACAGCCGCTGAAAACGGTGCTTCATCTCTTGATACCCGTGGTTGCTTGTTCTTCCACAAAGACGCTCTTGTAATGGCAGAGCAAATGGCTGTACGATCTCAGACCCAGTACAAGCAAGAGTACCTCTCTACTCTGTACACGGCTGACACTCTGTACGGTGTTGAGACTTACCGTCCCGAAGCAGGATTCATCCTCGCTGTTGCTGACGAGTAAAACTCTAGGGGGTCGGCAACGGCCCCTTTTTCTCTTTTCTTGTTTGTTTTTTTAGGAGCAATCTATGCCTATCTTTCGGGGTGATGGCGGTTCAGGTGATGCCTCTACGGATGCGTATGCGTCACAGGTAGCTACCAACGCACAGACTGCTACTACAAAAGCAAACGAAGCATCTGCATCGGCTACTGCTGCGGCGGCTAGTGCTACAGCGGCTGCTTCTAGTGAGTCCGGTGTAGCTTCTAACGCAACAGCAGCGGCCTCTAGTGCAACTGCGGCAGCGTCCAGTGCAACCAGTGCTTCTGGTAGTGCAACTACAGCAACAACACAAGCATCTGCTGCATCAACATCTGCTACGTCTGCTGCTACATCTGCTACTACAGCAACAACACAAGCAACAACAGCTACTACTAAAGCTAGTGAAGCCAGCACAAGTGCTACTAATGCAGCTACTAGCGCAACTACAGCTACTACACAAGCAACAACAGCTACTACACAGGCTACCAATGCAGCCTCTAGCGCCACTGCAGCGGCCTCCAGTGCAACGGCAGCGGCATCCAGTGCTACAGCAGCAGCTACATCTGCAACAGCCGCAGAAGCCGCTAAAGACGCTATTGACGGCCTGTACTTAGGTGCACAATCAAGTAACCCAACTGTAGACGGTAACGGTAACGCAGTAACAACAGGTGATTGGTACTTTAACACATCAGACAACAGCACTAGAATTTACACTGGTAGTGCTTGGGATACTATTAATCCAAACCTAGTAGGCGACACAACGCCACAGTTAGGCGGTACGTTAGATGCTAACGGCAACACTATCGACATGGGTACTAACAATATTACTGATACTAAAGTAGGTCAATGGGACACTGCTTACGGCTGGGGTAATCACGCTAGTGCTGGGTATCTCACAGGCAACCAAACGATCACACTGTCCGGTGCAGTCACTGGCTCTGGTACAACTTCTATTTCTACAACACTGTCAACTGTTGACGGAGGAACTTATTAATGACTACGATTAAGCTAAAGAACGGTTCAGGCGCACCAGCGACAAGTGATCTTGTTCAGGGCGAACCTGCGCTGGATCTTACTAATAAGCGTCTCTACACAGAAAACGCAAGTGGTACTATAATTGAGGTTGGGACAAACCCCACTAGCTTGACTACGGGTACGTTCACTTCCACAGGCATTGACGATAACGCCACAAGCACTGCGATTACGATTGATTCTAGTGAGAATGTTGGTATTGGCACTGCGAGTCCTAACGCATACGCAAATTACACAACTCTCACACTAAACGGTGCTACTTCCAGCGCGCTTGATTTTGAGGGCGGCGGCACATTAATGGCAGAAGTGCTTGCGACTGCGAATGACTTAATTCTACAAACTGCGCAATCAGATGGTGAATTAATTTTTAGATCTGCCGCCGGTAGTGAAGCCATGCGTATTGATAGCTCTGGTAA